TCCAACAAGATTCTGTGCCTTCAATCTGTTCTGGAAGGTAAGGGTGTCTTCCTGAAGAAAATTGGTCGTTTCGTGAAACCTGCCGATGGTTTCAATGTGTTCGCCACCGCAAACACCAAGGGCAAGGGTTCTGATGATGGTCGCTTCATCGGCACTAACGTGCTCAATGAGGCGTTCCTAGAGCGTTTCCCTGTGACTCTGGAGCAATCCTATCCTGCTCCTGCAACCGAGCAGAAGATCCTTGAGGGCATTGCTCTGGACCTTGGGGTGGAGGATCGTGACTTCTGCAAGCGTTTGGTTGATTGGGGTGACATCATCCGCAAGACCTTCTATGATGGTGGAATTGAGGAAATCATCAGCACTCGCCGCCTGGTTCATATCATCCGCGCTTACAGCATCTTTAACGATAAGGCAAAGGCAATTCAAGTTTGTGTGAATCGCTTTGACGATGAAACCAAGACTGCTTTCCTTGAACTGTACGATAAGGTTGATGCCGACTTCCAAATGCCTTCTACTGGTCCTGAACTGACTGTAGAATACGTTGACCAACCCGCTCCTTTCTGATATAATTGGGGAAGGTAAAAATATACCTTCCCTTTACTTTTTTACTATGGACAATTATGACCTCCTCTCAAAATTTTGAAACAAATTATTCAGATTACATTTCTACAGGAAAAACAACGATTTTTGGTGGAAGCGAATCTGATACAATTTCTTTTTCTGGATCTCGTCTTCCTGGTGGAATACCTGATCATTCCCAAGACTTTTGGGATTATGATGGGATTAGTTTGACTGGTAATCCTTTTACTACCTCTGATACTTTTTCTTTAAATTCTTATAATATTAAAATGACTGAAGATACAAACAAAAATGGTTTCTGGAAATATAATGAAGATAAAATCCTGAAGCAACTGGAGCAGTATATTTCTGGCACCTATAGTCAGCATTATGTTGATAGGACTGGTGGTGGAACTGAACAAACTCTCGATAAGATTAAACATAACCGTCGTGAAGGATTCTGTGCCGGTAATGTAACCAAGTATATTGATCGTTATGATACAAAGGGTACTCCACGAGCAGATTTGTTTAAAGTTTTGCATTACACTATTCTACTGATCAATCATCTTAACCTCGTTGAAAACAAGTGAAACTTCAAAACAAAACCATGAAACTTTCTGATAACACTCTTGCTCTTCTTAAAAACTTTGCGAGTATCAACAACTCTATTCTTGTAAAGGAGGGTAATCGTCTTCGTACTATTTCTGTTGCCAAAAACATTCTTGCAGAAGCAGAAATTACAGAAGAATTTCCTAGGGACTTTGCTGTATATGATCTTAATCAATTTCTGAATGGTTTGAGTCTTCATCAGGATCCTGATCTTGATTTTACTGAAAATTCATATATGACCATTCGTGAGGGCAAGCGTAGGGTTAAGTATTTCTTTGCTGATCCTAATGTAATTATCTCTCCTCCAGATAAGGACATCCAACTTCCTTCTCAAGATGTTTGTTTCCAATTAGATAGTCCTTCTTTGGAGAAACTGGTCAAAGCGGCAGCGGTATATCAACTTCCCGATCTTTCTGCGGTTGGTGAGAATGGTGTTATTAAGTTAGTTGTTCGTGATAAGAAAAACGATACTTCTAATGAGTATGCAATCGTTGTTGGCGAAACCGATAAAGAGTTTATTTTCAATTTCAAGGTAGAAAACATCAAGATTATTCCTGGTGCCTATGATGTGGTTGTGTCAGAAAAACTTCTGTCACAGTTCACGAATCCTAAGTATAATTTGAAGTATTATATTGCTCTGGAACCTGACAGCACTTTTGGTTGATGGAATTTCTTTTATATCTTTCCCCAGAATCCACAGAAATTTATCAAATGATTTCTCGCAAGATTAAGGTGGTTGAAAACGCACCCATATGTCAAAAGTATGACATTTATGGTTGGTTTAATCCTAATCAAAAAACAATGGTTTTTTGTACAGATAGAATTGTTTCTAGGGATAATGTAAAATATTACGTAAACGAAACCCTATTACACGAATCTGCTCATTTAGCACAATACTGTAAAAACAAATCTATTGCTCCCTTAGGTATTTCTGATTCTAAAATAAAACTTTCTTCTTTAAGAAATCAAGATGTAGAATCTTCAGTAAAAATATCGGGATATTCAGTTAAGCAAATTGAACGGGAAGCATTTTGGATGGAAGATAAACCTAACGAAGTTAAATATGTACTCCAAAAGTATTGTTTCTGATGAATATCTTTGTTACGCATCCCTTTCCAGCAGAATCTGCAATTTGTCTTCCAGACAAGCATATTGTAAAAATGCCACTTGAATGTTGCCAAATGCTTTCTATTGTAGCATCAAAGTGGTATCATAATTACGGCACTCTTTCCAAATCAGATGGAAATCCATATGCAACTGAAAAGGGTGCATTTCGTAATCATCCTTGCACTCAATGGGCAGCAAAATCAATTGATAATGCCTATTGGTTAATCAAGCATGGAATGAACTTGTGTGATGAGTATTCTATTCGTTATAGTAAGACTCATTCGTGTTATAATACACTTGTGGAGGCATATTATTTGTTTCCGAAGGGTAAACTCAATAAAGTAACTCCATTTACGAGGGCAATGCCTGATGAGTTTAAATTTGACGAAAGCATTGACACTTTTACTGCTTACAAACGTTATATCGCATCCAAACCTTGGGTTGCATCTAATTATCTTCGTATGCCACAACGAAAACCTGAATGGGTATAAATTATGATTATGAATACGGATTTTATTCCTGATGATGAATATACAAAAATTATAAAATCAGTACCATTGTTTTGCATTGATTTTTTAATTAAATGTAAAAACAAATATCTCTTTATTAAAAGAGCAGAACAACCATTAAAAGATGTTTATTGGGTAATTGGTGGAAGGTTGAGATTTAAAGAAACAATTGATCAATTTGCTCGTAGGGTGCAAACAAGAGAAATTGGTAGATATTTTGAAAATCGCAGATTAATCGCATTCTCAAATTATTTTTTTCCAGATGTACCTGATGCAAAAGCAACTCATACTCCTTCTTTACTTTATTTGGTAGAGATTGATGAGACATTTATTCCTCAAATAGATGATACTCATCTTGATTATATTTGGTCAGAAAATCTCCCATATGAATTAGTAAAACAAGCAGAGTTTATTGAAAAAGTATTATGAAAAGTGATTTTATTTGGGTTGAAAAGTATCGTCCCAAAACTATTGAAGATTGTATTCTCCCTGAGAATATTAAAAAGACCTTTAGTGATTTTCTAAATAAAGGCGAAATTCCAAATATGCTTCTTTGCGGTCCTCCTGGTGTAGGAAAGACCACAGTGGCAAAGGCACTTTGTAATGAATTAGGAGTAGATGTTTATGTCATCAATGGATCCGACGAGGGTAGATTCCTCGATACTGTCCGAAACAATGCGAAAAACTTTGCTTCGACCGTCTCACTTTCGTCAGATGCTAAACACAAAGTCGTCATTATTGATGAAGCAGATAACACAGGGAACGATGTACAACTCCTCCTACGGGCGTTTATTGAGGAGTTTGCTGGTAACTGCCGATTCATCTTCACCTGCAACTACAAAAACAAAATCATTGAACCCCTGCACTCCCGATGTGCCGTCGTCGAGTTCGGGATCAAAGGGAAAGAAAAAACCCAGTTGGCAGGATCCTTCTTCAAGCGTTTACAGGACATCCTGGATGCGGAAGGTGTACGATATGATCCTAAGGTCCTTGCCGAACTGATTAATAAGCATTTTCCTGATTGGAGGCGAGTTCTCAATGAATGCCAACGATACTCTGTTGGCGGGGAAATCGACTCTGGTATTCTTGCATCCTTCTCTGACGTTGCCGTAAATGATCTCATCAAATATCTCAAAGAAAAAAATTTCACAGAAGTCCGAAAGTGGGTGGTCGCCAACTTGGACAACGATTCTTCTATCATTCTTCGCAGGGTTTATGACGCCCTTTACACTGTTCTACTTCCCCAGTCTATTCCTGCTGCCGTTCTTGTTATTGCTAAGTATCAATACCAAATTGCGTTCGTGGCTGATCAGGAGATTAACCTTCTAGCGGCATTGGTTGAAATCATGGCAGAGTGTGAGTTCCAATGAATCCTTTTAAAATTTCTTACAAAATCTTGTATGAGCATCCAGTCAAGACAACTCCTAAAAATGTTAAAGAAGCAAATGAGGGTCTCTTTCGTGCTAAAATGACTCTTCCTGCCGCTGCAAAACATTGTGGTATGACGCAGAAAGAAATGAAACTTACTTTCTTCGAATACTTGAAGTACAATAAACCTGATTATGAAACGAATTGAAGTAATTACATCTGAATCGAGATTGGAAGTTTATTGTTATCGAACATTTCTTGATTTTGAAAATCTTAAGGTTCTTGATCTTTGGCAGAAAAATAGAAACAATACTGATGTAGTAAGATCTATTACTCGCCCATTTTATGATCTAGTTCATTCTCTTTCAGTACCTTCAGGATTTATCACTGAAATGGCATTAGAAAAAAAGAGAACTGATAATACTTGGACAATATGTAAAGATCATTGTTATTCTCCACAATTCATTTATCAGATGCTTATGGACAATCATGAGTTATATGTAAATGATTATGATAAGTATTTTCGGATATTTAAAATAGCATGTACTACTATTGACATTCTATCTGAACAAAATAAAAGTCTTTCTCTTTTAACTTCAAATAGGAAAGGCAAATATAAAGTTTATGTACCAACTGATAAAAAATATCAGTATTTAGATATTAAACTTGTCTCAAGAAATTATGGAAGAAAGTGGTATAATAAACCAGCAGATCCTGTTGACAATTATATTACAACTCCACAGGAACTTTTGAATTATGAAAAAAAATTTTTGGTAAATTGATATGTTATCTATTGAAGATGCAACTTGGGCAGCAGATCAATTTATAGAATATTATTCTAAGTTTAATCGTATCGATGATTATCTTCGATATGTTAAACAGAGTAGAATGGATAATGCATCTGGAAAATTGTTTGGACCCGAAGATGAGATTTTCTCTAATTTCAATATTCATCCAAATGAAATGACATTTTCAATTCATGAGGTAGATACCAATCCAAAAACAACATCCAAGTATAATCAAGATCTTTATTCAGAAATTTTAAATGATACTGCTTCAAATCCTATTGAGGAAGCAATTCCTGGAAGAACTTTGAAGTGGATTGTGACTGAGGATACTACAAATAAAATAATTGGAGTGGTCCGATTTGGATCTCCAACAATTAATTCAAAACCAAGAAATGATTATTTTGGCGAAGTTATTTCACTTTCCAAAATTAATAGTGAATTTGTAATGGGATTTAATATTGTTCCTGTTCAACCATTTGGATACAATTATCTTGGTGGAAAACTTCTTGCTCTTCTGGCATCTTCTAATGAACTCAAACGACAATTTGACCGTAAATATGGAATTGATCTTCAATACTTTGAAACAACTTCATTATACGGTACAACAAAAGGAGTATCCATGTATGACGGTCTTAAACCTTATATTCGGCATATAGGAGATACTGAAAGTAATTTTCTTCCACTTTTTCACGATGATTACTTTAAGGAAATGTTCTGGTGGTTTAATAATACTGCAAATGGTGGAGAAAGACTCATCTCTGCAGATAAGTCTTCGAAGAAATTGAAGATTCAAACTAAGATGATTTCTATTATTAGGAATTCACTAAAAGGTCATTCTAAGTTGGATGAATTTAATTCTTGTATTAGACATGCAAAAACACTGACCGAAAAGAAAAGATATTATCTTTCCAAGTTTGGATATGAACCCAATGAAGTCATTGAATGGTGGAAGAAAAAGGCATCTAAAAGGTATGAAAAACTCAAGTCTGAAGGTCGTCTGAGAACAGAACTTGAATTGTGGAAACATGGTAATGATTTGGAGATTATTCGATGACTTATGAATTGAAAGATTGGTTAAATTCTATCAATCAAACAAAAAATAATATTATGGATGAGGATTCTTCATCCGAAAAAGAATATGCACCTTATATCATTAATCGATGTCTTTCTGGACACATTGATTGTTTGATGTTTGCAAATGAAATGAATCAGTATCATTTCCTTCCAAAAAAAATGCAATATGACTTTTATATAAATAGTCTGAGGAAAAAGAAGAGATTTTCTCCCTGGCTCCGTCAAGATAAAATCAAAGACCTTGATTATGTCAAACGTTATTATGGATATAGTAATGAAAAGGCAAAACAAGCTTTGAGGATTCTTACTAAAGAACAACTAACATTTATTAAATCGAAATTTGAAACTGGAGGAACAAAATGAGTGTCGTTCAAGAACCTGAAGTAAAGTGGACGCCCGACCAAATGGTGGAAGTGATTCTCAATGAACCTGATGATTTTCTTAAGGTTCGTGAGACTTTGACCCGTATCGGAGTTGCTTCAAGAAAGGAAAAGAAAATTTATCAGTCTTGCCATATTCTACACAAACAAGGTAGGTATTACCTCGTTCACTTTAAAGAACTGTTTGCTCTGGATGGCAAACATGCAAATCTGACTGTGAATGATGTTCAACGTCGTAATCGTATCGCCCAACTTCTTGCAGATTGGGGATTAATTACTGTTGTAGATTTAACTAAAATTCAAAATATTGCACCATTAAACCAAATTAAAGTCCTTGCTTATAAGGATAAGGGTGATTGGATTCTAGAAACTAAGTATAATATTGGTTCAAAGAAAAAGCGTGTAGAAGAAACCGAATGATTTTTTAGGGAGTTCAACACTCCTTTTTTTATGTCTTCTGTTATAATTATATGAGGATGCCGAAAAGGGTCCACAAAACACAAACTCGCTTTTAAAGGAGCTACCATAATGACTAACCTTGCAACATCACGGTTTACTGCGTCCGATCTTCCTGCTTTGATGGAAAGAATCACTCGCAATAGTATTGGAATGGATGAATATTTTGATCGTTTATTTAATCTTCACGAAACTACAACAAACTATCCCCCCTACAATCTTATTCAGGTAAATAATGTAGAGTCTCACTTAGAGATTGCATTAGCAGGATTCAAGAAGGGAGAGGTCAATGTTTTCACAGAATATGGAAAGCTTTTTGTCGAAGGGCAAAAATCAGATGCCGAATCGGATAGGACGTTTATCCACAAGGGAGTGGCTAGCAGAAGTTTTAAACGAGCGTGGACTTTATCCGACGACACAGAAGTTCGCGAAGTTACATTTGAAGACGGACTTTTACGGATCGTACTTGGGAAAATAGTACCAGAACATCATACTCGTAAAGACTACTTATAAATAAATTTGAATATCGTCGGCGCTATGCCAAGGGAGGTAACTGGCAAAATCCAGTTGACGCCTCCCCTTTTTTTTGCTATAATTGATAAAACTGGAGGTTAATCGAAATGTCTATAAAATTGGCATTACTAAAATCTGGGGAAACTATAATTTCTGATGCTAAAGAACTTGTTTCCGATGAAAAGATTTGTGGTTATTTGTTCACTAAACCTTACAAAGTTACGGGGCAAAGACAAGTTCTTCTTACTGAAGAACCAAACCGAGATAATGAAACTACAGTACAAGTTTCATTAACTCCTTGGATCTTCTTTTCAAAGGATGAAAAAATACCAGTTACTCCAGATTGGATTGTAACTATTGTTGAACCTTTGGAAAATTTAAAAGAACTTTACGAGGAAAATGTAAATGGAAAAGAAAGTCAAGTGTCTATTACTGAAGGTTGATACTGTTCTGATATCAGAGATTGAAGAAATTGGATCGGAACTTGGAGAACCAGATTGTAAACTAATTAATCCGTTTGAATTTACTGAGGAAAAAAAATTAATACCTTGGCCAGAAATAACAAATCAAAAAGAAATGTTAATTCACTCGGATAGTATTTTAACAATTGTGGATCCAATTCAAGAAATTATTGATGAATATTTGAAATTAACTGCCTGATGAGATTTTATACAAACGTTCAAATGGTCGGGGACAACTTTCTTGTCCGTGGTTATGAAAATGGAAAGCATTTCATGACCCGAGAAAAGTTTAACCCGACTCTTTTTGTCCCTGCTAATAAAAAAACTAAATATCAAACCTTAAGTGGAGAATATGTAGAATCAGTTCAACCTGGATCTGTCCGTGATTGTAGGGAA